TCCAAGAGAGTGTGTACTACCCAAGCGTCTTCAACCTGAAATGGCGTCCAGTGCAAGAGGGTGAGGACGTGAGCCCACGATGAAGAAAGTAACTCTAGAGATTCACTACGATGGCTTCGCTATCAATGCAAGTGATGACAACGGAGACTTGATGCGACATTACATTGATCAAGAGTGTGTTCATGAAGAGCTACCAAAGGCAATGATCAAACTACTGCAAATGGTAGCACCTGGTACTCAACTCGAAGTTGAAGAGGTTTGTTGATGAAACCAATGCTTCTATGTAAAGACAACCCAGACACGGCAACCCTACCATACCCAGTAGCGGTAACACCAAAGCTAGATGGTATCCGTTGTCTAATCAACGCAAAGGACGAATGTGTCTCACGTACTCTCAAGCCTATCCCGAACAGCTACATCCGTAAAGTACTTTCTCGAAGTGCTTATCGAGGCTTTGATGGGGAGCTTATTGTTGGTGATCCTACAGCTAAAGACGTCTACCGAAAAACTAACTCGATAGTAATGAACAAGAACAAGGAGTGTACGCCTGTAGACTTCTTGTACGTGATCTTCGACTGGAACAACGATCTGACATCGTCGTATAGCGATCGTCAGCAAGAGCTTCAGTACTACGCTCATGACATGGAACTCCCTATCAAGTATCTCACACCAGAGGTAATGGAGAGTGAGCTAGCCCTACTTGAGTACGAGTCAAAGTGTCTTGAGATCGGTTATGAAGGTATCGTGATCCGTGATCTAGATGGCCGATACAAGTATGGCCGGACTACCATGAAAGAACAGAATGCTTGGAAGCTGAAACGCTACCTTGATTCTGAGGCTCTTGTCATTGGTATTGAAGAGGAAATGCACAATGCAAATGAGGCAGAGAAGAATGAACTTGGCAGAACGAAACGTTCTACGAGCAAAGCTGGCCTTATTGGTAAAGGCACGATGGGCGCGCTACTGTGCCGAGACCTCACATCCGGTGTGGAATTCTCAATCGGGACTGGCTTTGATGCAGAAGATCGTGCACGGACAGACTGGATCGGGAAAACAGTCAAGTACAAGTACTTTCCCATTGGTGTCAAAGACAAACCGCGTCATCCAGTCTATCTTGGAGAGCGCAACATGAAGGTAGATGGATGATCAACGGAGTATTCACGCTCATCTTAACACTTGCAATGGGTGTTGAAGGTGGTTCATCAATGATTACAGTACGCTTCGCAGATCAGGCATCGTGTATGACTGCAGCCCAACTATGGCTCAACAACTCGGAGCCAAACGACAAACCCAGCCGATACGGTTATCGCCGTTCAGCTATCTGTGTACCATCACTATGAATGCAATTGATTACACTGTTGTGGGCGGCGAACGCTACAACAAGAACGAGTTCAGTGCAGAAGTAACTAAGATGATTGGTATTGGATGGCAACCTTACGGTAGCCTAGCTATATCAGCATCTGGAAACTACCTTCAAGCAATGGTCAAGTACCCAACCCTTTACACAGAGGACAAACAAAATGGCTAAGCAACGTCGCGTATTCTTCGCTGGTGATGAAGTAACTCTCAGTATGTCTGACATGCGTTCAGTTGGTCGTCAGTATCGTCGTCAACATCCTGATGGCGTCATCGTAGCTAACCTAGGCCTAACTCGAGTTGGTGGTGGTCACTCATACAACCTGTATGATGGTGAACGAAATGTGATTGGCACCCGTAAGATCCGCGAAAAGCATGTCTACAAGTACGAAGTCAAATTTAGTGACGGTAAGACTAACATCATCCCTGATGGGCATGATGGTCTACGTCTAAGCAAGCGTACTGTTGACATCCAACTCCCATAAGGAATAGCATGACTACTCTACTTGAAGCTACTAACAAGCTACTACAAATCACTGAGCTACAGCACAAGCTAATGCTTGAGCGCACTGATACTTACGGTGCAAATACTCGTGAGGCAGCAGTTGTATTCCAAGAACTAGTTGTGTTTCTTGCACGTAAGGAAATGGATCAACAATGATCCGTACACCAGCACAACACCAGACTGACCCTGCAAAGGCAGCTGGTTCAGTCAAGAATGACATCACCCTAGGAGACTACATCGCACGTAAGACTGCAAATGACCCTAAGAAGATGACATTCGAGGATTGGAAGAAGAAGAAAGGCTTCCCTGTGACATCCACACAAGAGCCTCTATGGCGTGAATGTTGGGAGACTGCTCAAAGGAACGTATGATCGGGTACAAACTAATACGGAAGCGTAAAGATGGAACATACGGTCCTCTCTTTATCAATGCATCTCTCAGAATGCAGCGCGGAATCTGGTACAAGGCTGAAGACAAACCTACTAGAGGTTATGCTCACAGACCCGGATGGCACATTCTGCCAGAGCCTCGCGCGAAGCATCTCTCAGTTAATTCACAAAGAGTATGGGTCATGGTTGAGTTCCAACACAAAGCCACGGAAGAGCGCCCTGCTCACCAAGGTGGAAAGTGGTTCTTAGGCCATAAAATGCGTATCCTAGGAGAGCTATGATAGTACTATACGGCATTCTAGCTATTGTTATTGGTGCAGTATGTCTAGCGATCTACTTTCTGTTCAGCAATGAATCTGGAGGAGGTTCATGGGGTCTATGACCAAGCTAGTTAACCTCTACGGAGGACCGGGTACTGGCAAGAGTACTACTGCTGCAGGCGTATTCATGCTGCTCAAGCAACGAGGGTACAACGCAGAACTAGTCACTGAGTTCGCTAAGGATGTAGCTTGGGAACATCAAGGACAACCAGTACCTGATGTAATGAAGGCGCAAGAACTAGTCTTCGCACAACAGCACTGGCGTATCCGTCGCCTAATCAACAAGGTAGACTACATCGTAACTGATAGTCCGTTGTTGATGAATCTGATGTACGTACCAGAAGATTTCGAGCTACCTGCCTTACGAGACATGATCAAGCAGGCGCACCGCATGTACACTAACCGGGAAGATATCTTCCTGATGCGTACAAAGGACTACAATCCTGCAGGTAGGTGGCAGACAGAGGATGAGGCTCGAGCTTTAGACCTTCGCATTAAGTCTTTACTTAATGAAACCGGGCTAGGATCTTGGAACGTAAGGGCGGATATACATGCCCCATCATTCATTGTGGAGGTAATCCTTGGCAAGTAAAGATCTATACATCTTTGATCTTGACGGTACTCTAGCAGACCACCATCATAGAGTCCACTACGTCATGACTGAAAAGAAGAAGGACCAAGACTGGGATGCCTTCTATCAGGCTTGTGATAAGGACTATCCGGTGTATGCTACTATCAACACACTACGCAAGTTAGAAGCTGCTGGTGCAGAGATCTGGATCTTCAGTGGAAGGTCTGATGTAGTACGCTCCAAGACAGAGATGTGGCTAGCGAAGGCCGGCATCATTTACAGCTGGCTACAGATGCGTTCAGCCGGTGACTATACGAAAGACGACGAACTCAAGCTGGAATGGTACAACAATATGCTACAAGAAGACGTCGATCGCCTTGTCGCAGTGTTCGAGGATCGGGACCGCATGGTCCGGATGTGGCGTAGTATCAATGTACCTTGCTTCCAGGTTGCACCGGGAGATTTCTGATGAAGCTACTGAGCACAGTTACAGCATTCGTTTCAGGGAGCGATAAGTTCTTTGAGATCTATGAGTGTACTGTTGATAGTGTAGAACAAACAAAGGACTACAAGGATCGTAAGGCTATCCTAATCAAGGTCGGTGAACTAGAATTCACTGGTCTATGGAACAAGAAGGTACACGACTTCCTAGTAGAAAATCAAACCAAGAAGTCCTTCATTGTGCTGTGGAAAGGTAAGAAGCCTCTCCTAGCATACTCGTGGGATCTTTGGCAAGGCCATATTGATGGTAAGCTCAAAGAAGTTACACCCTTGGAACCGACAGGTCCTAAGGTCACTGGTGAGGCTTTCGTCTATCTTTGGGTTGACAAATCCTCAGATCGAAAGTATCTTGGCAAACACGTGGGATCGCCGGGTGACGGCTACGTCGGATCAGGAAAAGAATTTCTGGCTCAATACGATCAACGTCCTGACGACTTTGAGAGAACTATTCTTGCATACGGATCCAAGCAAGAGATGCACGAACTAGAGACAATGCTAATCCTACAGTTAGGTGCAGCAGAGTCACCCATGTACTACAACATGAGCAACAACCTACGCAAATGAGCAGACACTTTTTGCGATATGCCTTTACTGGTGTATCAATAACAGGCGATCCTACAGCAACGTATTACTACCTGATGCAGCGTCCTTGGTATTGGTTCAATCCACAAAATATCAAGACGATCCGTGCTAACAATCTAGGTGACGCATTGAATCAAGCTAAGGAATTTATGCTACAGGAACAGCTAGATGAAATTAGCAGGAGTCATATGTATGACGTCAAGTTGTAGGAATTGTCAATACTTAGACTGTCCTCCACAAAAAGATGGTAAGATTGTTCCTCGTAAGGGTAACGCCTATCCCTGTAAAGCACCTGATAAAACAGGTCTGATTGTGACGCTCTTACCTGATAGTGTCTTGAAGAACTATTGGTTCACTCGTGCAGGGCCTTTATTCCCTCGCTGTAATGTAACCCCTGATATGGGTGCTAATTGCCACCTGTGGGAAGAACGTGATGTCAAACCTAATCGCAAATGAGACTGATGTAGACATTCTTCAAGAGGAATGCGCGGAAGTAATTCAAGCCCTGAGTAAATGTAAGCGATTCGGTAAGGATCAAGTACATCCTGAGACCAAGATCAGTAATCGCAATGCACTGACTACAGAGTTAGGTCAGTTGTTGTTCATGATTGACGAAGTAGTCAAGCAGGAAGAACTATCCCTAGTAGATATCTCCAATGCATATGCTCATAAGCGTGCAACGAAGAAACACTGGGACCAGTTCAATATCAAGAACCAAGCCGGAGCCTAAAGACTCATGAAGACCCAACAGGATTGGGACAGCTTCTATATGGATATTGCCACACGAGTATCACAACAATCACAAGAACCGCAAGGTAAATACGTTGGATGTGTAATCGTTCGTGACGGCAATATCCTTTCATTTTCGTATAACGGGACACTACGTCCTGATAACAAGATGAGGGATGCAAATGGAAACTCCACGGAAGATGTTCTCCACGCAGAGGCGGGCGCAATTGCTAAGGCGGCTAGACTCGGTACTAGCTTGGCCGATGCTACTTTGTATTGTACTCACGTCCCTTGTATTGGTTGTGCGCAACTTAGTAAACTAGCGGGTATCAAGCGTATTGTCTGGCGTGATACCATGAAGAAGTCAATCGGAACTCTACGGCTACTACAGATGGGGTTCGCAGTACATAGGAGCATCAATGATCATTCTGCTGAGTGTAACCTTGGTTTTGGCAGGGATGGTAATCACTTACCTACTGTCGGAGAACGGACGCCTAATGGAAAACAACAAAGTCCTGAATGGCATGACTGCTGCTCAAGCAACTGAACTCAAAGCACTAGGATCACCAAATGTTTTTCACCGGGATTAAACCACCACCACTACAAGAGAAGGTATCTGTATCAGTTACCATGCTCGCCCCTGGTGAACACCAAATCGAGTTGTTGTTTAGACTAGTACTAGATGACTACCTCAAACGATTCGACCTAGAGATCAAAGAGAAATACCACGTAGGTATCACCATCATTGACTGGTCAAAGGATGATCTGCCTAGCACACCACACGGTATCACTATCGAGGGTGAAGGTAATCGCATTCTAGTTCAGGTAAGCGACCCTTACATGGACGAGAACCTTGAAGCTAACTTCTACTCAGACATCAAGTTCATGGAGATCCTATGCCATGAGATGGTGCATGCTTGTCAATACATTACTAAGCGTATGGGACTCCGTACGAGGATTAAGTATGACAAGAAGAGTGAGGAAGAGAAGTACTTCTTTGATCCTATGGAGATTGAAGCTCGGTTGTTCGAGGCTGTCTACGCATCGAAGTTTGCTACATCTGTAATGACTCTACCCATCGAAGACTACAGCGATGTAAGCTTCACTGAGGAAGTAAAGGATGAAGATCAAGAAGGGTAACAAGCGGCTGCTGTTCGATATTGAATCGGACGGCCTGCTTGACACAGTGTCTAAAATCTGGATCATGACGATCTATGACATGGACACTAAAAAGTTGGAGTCTTACTCTGACTACGATCCAGAGTTACCTGACCTAGATACTGGTATTGAACGTCTACGGCTAGCAGAAGTACTTGTTGGCCACAACATCATTGGCTACGACTTAGTGGTCCTTGATCGTCTGAAAGGGTTCACTACTAGCTTTGATACTGCACTCAATGACACATGGCTGATGTCTCTGCTGCTACGTTTCAAACGGAAGCACAAGCATAGCCTTGAGGGTTGGGGTGAGCATCTAGGTATCCCTAAGCAAGAGCACGAAGATTGGACGCAGTACTCCCCTGAGATGAGATCTCGTTGTGAGACTGACGTCATGCTGAACGTACGTGTGTACGAAGAACTGGTGAAAGAGGCAGAAGCTACTACTAAGATCAACCCAATGTTCGAGACAGGTCTATACGTTGAGATGCGCTTCGCAGACATCATCGCTAGGATCTCAGAACGTGGTTGGAACTTCGATGCTAAAACTGCCCTGAAACTAGCCGATGAAATGAAGGCCAAACTGACAGCTATCGAAGAAGAACTCGAGCCACAGATTGGTCTTATCTGCATGAAACAGGATTCAAAGGATGACTACAAAGTTCCCGCTTGGACCAAGAAAGGATACTACTACGAAGCTACCGCTAAGTGGTTCGGTGTTCCGACGTCGAGTGGTCAGGATGAAGATCGACTCATTGAAGGCCCCTATAGCCGCATTACTTACGAACCCGGAAAGCTTAGCTCGGATAAAGTCCTCAAGGCTTGGCTCTACAAGCTTGGTTGGGAGCCTGATGAGTGGAACTGGGAGCGGATCAAGGGTAACATGGTCAAGAAGTCGCCCAAGCTCACGGACTCGTCGCTCGAACTACTTGGCGACACTGGTAAGAAAGTAGGCGAGTACAATGCGCTTAAGAACAAACACGGCATCCTACGATCGTGGCTTGAGGTTGCTGAAAAGGATGGCCGTCTACGTGGTGATGTCTGGACTATTGGCACTCCATCCTTTCGTTGCCGACATGAAACCATTGCTAACCTCCCAACGGTTGAGACTCTGTACGGTAAGGAAATGCGAGGACTTCTGCTCGCAGACAAAGGAACCGTCTTGGTTGGAGCCGATAGTGCAGGAAACCAAATGCGTGGTCTCTGCCACTACATTGGAGACGATGGATTTACTCACGAAGTCATTAACGGTGACGTACATATGCGCAACGCTGTTACTCTCCAGGAATTTACTAGTGGAGAACCGAATCGTAAGCGCGCGAAACCATTCCTATACGCATTCCTATTCGGAGGGTCAGCTGGTAAATTGGCAATCATTCTGGTGGGGAAACGTGACGCAAAGCTAGGACAACTAGCGCTCAACAAGTTCCAGGACAGTGTTCCTGGGTTCGCTGAACTCATGAAGAGGCTCAAGGGTGAGTATGAGTACACGATTAACAGGTTTGGTAGAGAGAATGGTTTTATTCGGGGTATTGATGGCCGCATTATCTTCATCGACAGCCCTCACAAGATCCTTGTCTATCTTCTTCAAACTCTAGAAGCCATTACTTGTAAGAGTGCTGCAGTGTACCTCGAAGACCGTCTACGTGAAGAAGGTATCCCATTCGAATGGCGTATCCACTACCACGATGAGCTTGCAGTACAAGTAGCTAAGAGGCACGTCAAGCGTGTATCTGAACTTGCCGTAGAAGCATTCATTGAAGCACCTAAGTGGTTCGGCGTTACCTGTATGGGTGGCGATGCTAAGGTCGGCGTTAACTATGCGGAGATCCATTGATGAAGACTATCTACCTCCTTACCACTGACTTTGGTGGTGAGTGTCAAGGTGTGTTTGATGACAAGAAGAGGCTACTCGATGCATGGTCACTCAATGATGCATGCTTTCGGCCAGAGTATATGTCTGGATTCCTCAAGAAGTTAGGATTCAATGTAGAGCATCTTGATCCAAACGATGAGGGTAACAGATTGCTTACCTGGCTAGTGTGTGAAGCTAATGGATCTAGTCTTGAGGAATTCGATGATGATTGGGAGTGTGGTAATGGATAATGAATTCGAGGTACCGTACGATGTATGTCTGATTGACGCTGATTCCATGATCTACAACATCTGCTGGTTCGAGAAGTCTCCTGCCAATGCGCAACGAGCACTAATGGAACAAGTGAGTGATGTAGCTGAGAAGAGCGGTGCACCTGATGTGTACGTGTTCGTGAAGGGGAAGAACAACTTCCGATTCGAGGCAGACCCTGAGTACAAGGGTAATCGTGTGGCAGATCCAACAGATCTACTACAGCAACGGGTAGCTAAGCTCTATGAGTTTGCGCGAGAGAACTTCGTGCAGGCTGATGGTGGTGAAGCAGATGACTATTGCGGTATATATGCACGAGAGACTCTTGAAGATGGTCGTTGCCCTATTGTTGCTCACGTTGATAAGGACTTGAACACCATCCCAGGATGGCACATGTCATTGAATAAGAAGGACAAGGGACGTGTCTATTTTGTAGAGCCCCATGAAGCCTATCTATTCCAGACTCAGCAGCTAGTAGCCGGTGATACAACTGACAACATCAAGGGTATTCCTGGCATGGGCCTTATTAAGGCTATCAAGGCCTTTGATGGATTCAAGTACAGTGACATGCTAGACATGACCTTCAATCTGTATCGCGACAAGGTAGGTAAGCAGTGGAAGAAGCTGTTTGTGAAGACAGCTAACTGCACTATGCTACGTGATGCACATAATGACATGCGTGTCTTGACCTTTGACGAACTAGTTGAACGTCTGAAGTGGAAGGGTGATCCTACACTGGAGTACCATTCACGACTTCAAGGAAAGAACATCCGATTGGCTGCTATGCCTAAGGATACTATTGGCCAGTTCAGTGAGCCTGCATTCGATCAACCAGAGGAAGATAATGAGCCGGAAGAAGACTGATACAGGACATTGGGCAGTAACAAGCCCATACATTCCACTAGACTTTGATCCTCTAGAATATTGGGGCTTCATCTATCTGATTAGATCAGAGTGTACTGGTGAATTCTACATCGGGAAGAAACAGTTCCATCGTGCAAACAAGTACGGTACAAAGATCTATGGGCCATCTGACTGGAAGACATACAACTCAAGCTCAGATCACCTATACACTCTCATGCAGGAGTACGGCCAGGACATGTTCTACCGAGAGATGCTTAGCCTGCATGCAACGAAGGGTGACTGGTCTTACGCCGAATCCAACATGCTCCATAAAGTGGACGCTATGACGGCTACATTCCAGCAAGGTGACTCCCGTATCTTCGTCAACCGACAGATCGGTCCTGTACGTTGGATCCCTAAGGGTTTCAATGTTGATCAAATGAACTACGCAGTAGCGCTCATTCAACAAAATGTCAAATCGCTATAACGAAGACGACTGGCTTGACTCTGATGAACCTAAGTTCGTCAAGATCCCTAAGCGTAAGAAGCTACAAGAGCTAGATACAAACCGTAACCGTGATCTGAATCTCAAACTACGTCGTAAGGCTAAAGAGAAACAGAAGGACAACAATGTCTAAATGGAAGTATGGTAGCTGCCCTAAGTGCGGCTCAAGCGATGCCCTAGGTCACTCAGAAGGTGATACCTGGGGTCATTGTTTTTCATGCGGTAAAGATTCACCACTTGACGGGAAACCAATGAAGAAGGCTAAGGAGAAAGCACATGTCACCAAGACCACTTCTCTGGAAGACATTGCGGAGTTCGAATCGAGAGGCTTTGAAGAACGCGGCATCACTCGTGCAGTCAGCGAACACTATGGAGTTGTTGTATCTTACAACGAGGATGGAACCTTTGGATCACACTACTATCCATACACAAAGTCAAACGAGATTGTCGCTTACAAGGAACGAGTCCTTCCTAAGACGTTTACTATTCACGGCAACTTTAAAGGTGTTGAGCTATTTGGTCAGAACGTGGCCGGCGCAGGCGGAAAGCGTCTTGTTATCACAGAAGGAGAACTCGACGCCCTTGCAGTCTCCCAAGCTCAGTTCGACAAGTACGGTAAGTTCTACCCTGTTGTCGCCATCACGTCAGCATCCAATACTAGTACTCTACTAGAACAACGAGAATGGCTACGTAACTTCGAAGAGATCGTCCTGATGTTCGACTCAGACGCTCCTGGACAAGAGGCTACGGAGAAGGCTGCTAAGATCATTGGCTTCGACAAAGTCAAGATTGCTAAGCTACCTGAGAAAGACCCTTGCGACGTCTTGGTTAAGCATGGATCAGAAGCTCTAATGAAAGCGGTCTTCGATGCTTCGTGGTATAATCCAGCAGGTATCGTCCGTGGTCAAGAGATCTGGAACAAGTTCGAAGAGCGTAACAAGATCCCTTCACTACCATACCCTGACTGCATGGGCGGTCTTAACCAGAAGCTACGTGGTCTACGTCTTGGTGACATCGTCCTGATGACATCCGGTACTGGTGCTGGTAAGAGTACTGTCTCTAAGGAGATTGTTCTCAACATCCACGAGAAGACTGAAGACATGATCGGTATTGTGTCCCTAGAGGAATCTATTGCAGACACTACCGAGAAGTTCCTGTCAATGGAACTACGACAGAACCTAGACGAGAAACCCGCATCCGACAAGAAGTTGAAGGGTGCATTTGATAAGGTATTTGGCGATGAACGCATCATGCTTCTGGACCACCAAGGATCTGTTAGCGATGAATCTCTTACTGACAAGATCGAGTATTTGGCACTGTTGGGGTGTAAGTATGTGGTGCTTGACCACATCACTATTGCAGTCTCCGAAGGAGCTAACGGAAAGACCGGCAACGAAGCCATTGACTATGTGATGAGTGAGCTACTGAAGATCGTCAAGAAGCATAACATCTGCTTGATCATCATCAGCCACTTACGCAAGGGTGAGAAGCCATTCGAAGAAGGTCATCTACCATCTGTAGACGACATCAAGGGTTCAGGTTCAATCAAACAGATTAGCTTTGACATCATTGCATTTGCCCGTAACATGGTGAGCGAAGATGAGACACTCAAGAACACAATCAAGTTCCGTGTATTGAAGTGTCGTCGTACTGGTAAGACAGGTGATGCAGGTAGTGCATTCTACAATGCTAACACCTGTCGTCTAGAACAGAATGACTTCAATGTCAGTGCCTAAGCTATACAACAAGCATCACAAAGATGCTCCGAAGGGATCTGTCTACATCGGTAGAGGATCCCAGTTCGGGAATCCATTTGTCATCGGTGAGGATGGAGATCGGGATCAAGTATGCGACAAGTACCAAGAGGTATTTGATGCTAGCTACCAACTGCAAGAGAAGGCCCGGATGTTACTGCGAGGTAAGCCGGGTCTTGTTTGTTTCTGTGCACCTAAGCGTTGCCACGGTGAGACCTTAATCAAATTCTTGGAGCAAGACCACACATGGAGACTATCGAATACCTAGCAGACCGGGTTCGAGTAGTGATTCCTGAGAGTCAGAAGATCTACAATGAGGGTGCAAGATTACTAGCCAACTATGAACAGTGGGAGGCTACGTTACCTCTCATTGTGTCTACTGCTTGGGATACCCTACTTAAGTACTGCATCCGTAATAAGCAATCCACACATAGTGCTTCTGTTAAGCTCACATTCGCATCGGACTTGATCGGTAAGAAGATCTGCAAGATCATTGGTACGGATGAGACTAACATCAAGAGCACTCTAGCACTTGGAGATCTACTACTTGAGACATTTCTGCAAGCAAGTCTTATCGACATCGAGCGGGAGCATGCTGGCCGTAAGGCGCCTTACTTGGTTCGCATTGTCGGTGAAGTCGATAGTGTCAAGCCAACTCTCATCGGTACCTCGTTCGAACCGCTACCACCTATCAGAGGTCTCTTTAGCCCGCTCACTGGAGAACCTTTCATCAAGGGATGGAACGACAACGAGCTATTCCAAAGTCATATCGGAGAACGATGGGTTCAATCACTCGAAAAGCTCCGTGCAACTAGGTGGCACTTAAATGAGTATGTATATCAAACTGCTCTGGCTAATCCTCCTGAACACATTCTCCGACTATGTGACAAGGATGGCTGTCTATTCGAGATCGATGTATGCAAACCAATTGGACGAGTTCCGAAGAAGTACAGACACCTTGATGGTACCAAATTCTTGGGCCTACAAGATGCACGCCTTCAACGCGTATCATCCAAGTACTTTGAGTACAATCAGATCATGCGCAAGGCTGATCTCATCCGTGAAAATGGAAGTAAGTTCTACCAAGAGGTATCCTGTGACTACCGTGGACGTACATACTATGCGGAGTCGTTTCTCGAATTTCAAGGTAATGACTTGGCCCGAAGCTTGTTTCTATTCGACGATGTCCGCACAGTTACCCCTGGTGGAGCACGATGGTTATACATCCATGCCGCCACTAGCTATAACCAAAGCTACACAGTCAAAGAACTGAAGAAGCTGAAGTGGACAACTACTGACTACATCAAGCACTTGAAGGAAGAAGGTCTTGACACAATCTCTGTGGACAAGATGACTCTTCAAGATCGGTTCTATTGGACCACCCACAACATGGACAAGGTCAATGCTGATACGTTACAAACTGAAGCTGAAAAACCTTACGCGTTCCTTGCGGTGTCGCATGAAATCAGGCAGCTTACTGGAGATCCCACATATCAAACGGGCATTCCGATCCCGATTGATGGAAGTAACAACGGATGGCAACACTTGGCGGCTATGTCTAAGGACAAACAGGCAGGGAGCCTCGTGTCGCTTACTGCTTCAGAACTCCAGAAGGACTTCTATGTCGCCGTCGCGAAGGATCTGGTTAGACTAATGCCTGAGTGGTTCGAGAAGCGAGAGATCCCAATGAAGCACATCCGAAAGGGTATTGCCAAACGGGGCTCTATGACTCGAGCTTATAGTGCAGGTAAGATGCGTATTGCTAAGAACATGTATGATGATTGCCACGTAGAGGGATTCACTACAAAGTACAACATCACTGAGCCAGATACCATGAACTTGTCAGACAACCTGATCAAGGCTATCAATCAAGTATGTGCTGGTCCACTACGGACTACTAAGTATCTACAGAAGATTGCAGCATGGATTCTCGACAGTGAAGATCGTAACTTCATGAAGTGGACTACCCCAAGTGGTTTCCCAGTAATCTACAAGGCGTTTCTTCAACATGAA